CGGCAACCGATCGGATCAATCACTGGCTGGTGCTGGCGAATATGGTGCAGGCGCAGGCCAGCCCGGGACCCGCAGTAACGATCGGGTGCGAGGCGCTGTGCAGGGACGAACTCGGCCTCTATCGAATATCGTGCCTCTCGGCCTGCAAGACGGATATCGAACTCGGACTGAGATGAATCAGGGTGGCGGATGGACGACCGGCTTTATTACCAATCAGGCTATAAATATCAGGTCTACCGCGATTGGACGATACAGACCGCGCTGAAGGGCCGGGATATCGATACGGCTTTCATTCACCTGGAGCGGGACGGCCGGCTGACGGCCAAGCGGGGCTACGCCTGGGACGGCGCAAGCGGTCCGACCATAGATACCAAGAATTCAATACGCGCGTCGCTGGCTCACGACATGGGGTATCAACTGATGAGGGAGAGCCTGCTGCCGACGTCCTGCAGGCCGTACTTTGATTCCCTCTTCTATCAGGTACTGCGGCACGATGGGATGTGTGGCGTCCGTGCGTGGATCTGGCGCAGGTGCGTCGAGAAGTTTGCTATCGGGTCGTGCCTGGCCGAAAACGACAGAAAGGTATTGGTGGTGCCATGAAGAACGTAGGTCATTGGATAAAAGGGTTGGCGAGTGCGATCATCGGAGCGGCCGCAAATTCCGTGACGGTCCTGATCGTTGCGCCCGAGACGTTTAACCTCCAGGAAGGACTGCCGAAACTCGGGACCGTGGCGCTCGTCTCGGCGCTCGTCGCGGCGGCGAACTACCTGAAACAAAGTCCATTGCCGGAGTAGACAGATGGAAGGCAGGTTAAATAATGACGGTCGAAATCACTGAATACGCCAAAAGGGTGCAGCCGGACGTCCTGGGCTGTCCGCGACAGCTTGTCCTCCGGGCCGTGGTTGACGCCCTGATCGACTACTGCGGGCGCACCCACTGCATGGAGCTGGTGTTCGAACACGAGGTCGTGACGGCGGACGTCCAGACAGCGGACAACGACTCGGTGAATGTCAATATCGCGTCCTACATCACGGACGTCCGGCCGCGTGTGGTCTCCGAATTCAGGATCGACGGGCAGGTGTGGAACCTCGCCCGAATCGCGTTGGAGAACGTGATGGACGATATCTCGGAGATCGCCGTAGAGGGAACCAAGTATTTTACCTACCCGGACACGACGCATATCAAGTTCTACGACCTCGACGCGCAGGATCAAACGCTGTGGATCAAACAGGTTTATGTCCCGGAAGATACGATCACGACCGTCGACGAGCAATTCTTCTACGAGCATCATCGAGCCATTGAGGCCGGCGCGCGGGCCAGGCTGATGGACATGCCGGGCAAGGACTGGACCAATCTGGATCGGGCGCGGAAGTTCGAAGCGGAGTTCAACGACGGCATAGCGCTGGCCATCATTCGGAAGAACCCGGTCGTCGGCAGCCGACGGCCGCGATCAATGAGATTTTGTTAGAGGATTAGATGAAGATCGGACAAAGCTTCTTTTCTGGCGAACGGCCAAGGGTCGCGTCTCATATCTCGAAAGACTATGAGGCGCAGATCGCGCAGAACTGCGACCTCTCGCGCGGCGACCTCCGGGCGTTAAAGGCTCATGCCAGGAGCGTGAACCTGGCAGAAGAAGATGCGATCAAAACCCTCTTCCAGTGGAAGAAGAGCGGAACCGACGAGTGGATCACGCACACAGCAGAACTCGATTTTGTGCAGAGTCCGGTCGCGGGCGAGGCGCACGACCGGGTGTACTTCACGGGCGGGGCCGAACCGCGGGTATTGACCAGCACGATCGTCGGCACGCCGTTCGATATCGATACCGATTTCTACAAGCTCGGCGTCCCGGCTCCGGCTGCGGCCCCGACGATCGACGCCGGGTACACGCCGGGCAGCGATTACCGGGCGTATTTCTACAGCTACGTCGTCAAGCTCGGGACGTCCTACAGGGAGGAGGGGGTGAACTCCCCGCTTGCCGAGATCTCGGACTACGGGTCGGGCGATGTGACGCTCAGCGGGTTCACCGCTCCGCCGGCGAGCAGGGCGATCGGCGCCATCCGGGTTTATCGTACGGCGGCGAGCAGTTCGGGCGTCGCCGAATTCCTGTACGTCGGGCAGTTCGACACCGCGGCATTCAACTTCACGACCGGCACGTTCACGGATGATAAGGCCGACGCGGAGCTAGGCGAGGCCTTTACGTGCGAGAATTGGGTCGTGCCGCCATCCGGCCTGTCCGGCATTATCTCGATCGACGGCGGATCCCTGGCCGGGTTCTACGGCAACAGGGTGTATGTCACGCCTCCGTATCTGCCTCACGCATGGCCGTATTCCTACCCGGTAGACGGGACGATCATCGGCCTGGGCGCGATCGCCAATACGGTAGTGGTCCTGACCGACGCTTTTATCTATTTCATGTCCGGCACCCCCGAGGCGATGTCGACGACCCGGCTTAACGGGCGGTACCCGTGTTCGTCCAAGGGCAGCATAAGATCGACCGAATCAGGCGTTTTCTACGCCTCGCCCGAGGGCATTGTCGTGGTCACGCTCGACGGCCCGGCCGTCTACACGTACGACCTGTTCACCAAGACGCAGAACCTGGACAACTACAGCCCGACTACGATGATGGCGGAATACTACCAAGGTCATTATGTGGCGTTTTACGACGACGGTTGCCTGGCGATCAACACGCGGGAGAAGACCATGATCAGGATCGGTGCGCTATCTGGGGCGGCAGCCGTCCCGCATGTCTCGCTCGTCGACAACCGGCTGTATTTCGTGTGGATGGACGGCGAGGGCGTGAACGCGATCTACGAGTTTGCGCAGCATTCGGGCGAGGATTATGGAACATACCTATACAGGTCGAAGGACTGGATATTGCCCTATGCAATCAATTTTTCGGCCGTGATGATCACGCGCGACCTCTCGGACTACGGAGAGGAGAACGCTGCGGCGTTCGAAGAAGCGCAGGGATCGGTGAATGAATTCGGGGTCAATGAATCGGCGATCAACGGCGACCAGACGGTCAAAACGTACCGGGGTCTGACTTTCCGGCTGTACGGCGACGGACGGCTGGTGCTGGAGGTCGAGATCACGAGCGACGAACCGATCCGGCTACCGGCGCGGCGTCTGTATCGCCGCTGCTACTACGACCTGGAGGGGGATGTCCCGGTCGCGCAGATCCGGCTCGCAACATCGATGGAGGAATTGATTGACGCAGCTTAGACCCAAGAAATTCGGACCGGTGCCTACCGGATTGACTCCCTACCATGCGGCGTTTCTGGCCTGGGTCAAGGAGTCGCTGGACATCCTGATCGGGGCCCGGCGTTCGCAATACGATCAGGCGATCCCGCCTCGGTCGCAGGCCGTGGTGTTTGCCGACCTCGAATCGGCTCCGGTCTATGCGGACAACGCAGAGGCCCGAACGGCCGGCCTCAAACCGGGCGATATCTACCGCACGGACGACGTGCTGAAAGTGGTGCATAACTGATGGACTACAGATTACTGGCGTACGACGCAGTTGACGGCATTCCGACATTCTCGGATTCGGCGATCATGCACCTGTTCGACCGGATGGAGCAGGAGGGGCTGGTCGATACCGTGTTCTATTCCGGGACCGTCCGGGACAGGCTGGCCTTCCTGGGCATGATGAAGGGCATGAACCGGCTCTATGTGATCGAATTACGGGGAGAGCTGGCCGGTTTTTGCTGGCTCAACGGCTTTAACCACCGGCGCGCGAACTTTCATTTCTGCTTCTTCTCGAACCTGAGGGGCGAGCTGGCCGTCGAGGTCGGAAGATGGGCGTTCGAGACGCTGCTTAACCTGCCAGACAAGGAGGGGCGTCCGCTGTTCGATCTCTTCACCGGCCTGGTCGACGTCGAGAACGTGCCGGCCATGAAATGGTGCGCGGCGATGGGATTGGAACAGCTTGGAATCTTGCCGTCGGCTATCTGGAACGCCCGGAAAGGGCAGAGCGTCAGTGCGGCATTCTGGTACGCGGAAAGGGGGAAGTATGTTCGGCTTATTCGACAAGTTATTCGGCAAGGATGACGAACCGACCACTACGGTTCAAAACAACTACGATCCGGAATACAGCAAGAAAATGGCGGACATCGCGGAGCGCCAGCAGAAGATGGCCGAAGAGCAGTGGGATATGTATAAAGGCTATTTTCAGGAGTATGAGATCGAGGTAGCGCGCGCGAATTCCGAACTCCTGCCGTACATGACGGACGCGACGAGGAACGAGCTGCGATATCAGTCTGAAGCATCGAAGGCCAACGCGGCCCTGATGCCCAAGTATTACGAGGAGGCGGAGAAGGGCGTGGACGTCCAGCGCCGGATGGACGAGGCGGGCAACGAGGTCCGGGCGCAGACCAAACTCGGCCAGGAATCGATGAGGCGCGAGATGGGGCGGTACGGGATTGATCCCGGCAGCTCGACATTTGCCACGGCCCAGAATACGGCGGCGCTGGAAACGGCCAAGGGTGTGGCCGGGGCGCGGACGGCGGCCAAGACGCAGGCCGAACAGGAGAACTTTCAGCGTATGGGCCAGGCGCTCGGCAAGGCCAGCGGATCAGTCCAGGTCGTGAATAACGCCGACCCGGCATCACGGGCGGCCAGCCAGTACAGCGGAGCCGCATCGTCCTACGCGCCGCTCGCAAACCGCGTCCTGACCTCGACCAAGACCGGACCGCAAACATCGTTCTACGACTTCGCGGGCCAGGTCCTCGGCACGGGCCTCGGGTCCTTTGCCGGCGGATATGGCGGGGCTCTCGGCGCAAGGTAGGGATTATGACAAAATCCAGGACCGCAACATACAGACAGACCAGCAGCACCGACCCGTCGTATGTCGACGACCGGCTCGGCATGAGCCAGATCCGGCAGAACAATCAGGCCCTGCAGGACTTGCTGGAAGAAGAGGAACCGAAAAAGAAACAGGGGCTTGATACCTCGCAGCTCCAGAACCGGGCCGGCCAGGAGTACCTGAAGAAGTTGAGAAATAAAGGC